CCAACAACTTTTGGTATTGTTTCTGAAATTAAGTTTGTAAGTCCAATACTTCTTTGACTACCAACACCAAGTGCTTTAACTAAATTTGCTGATTCAGTATCTAATTGTCTTGTTGCATTTAAAACCGCCTCAAAACCTACTTTTGAACTCACTAAAGATAAGGCACGTTGCAAAAAATTACCTTGTCCTGATATTAGGTCCTTTAATTCAGTAAAAACATCTGCACTTTTATACGCGGTGGTAGATTCAACTTCTTTTTCTGGTGCGCTACCGTCTACAAGTCTTAACATATTTTTATTTTATAAATATTATTTAGAACTGTTTTTTAGTATTTCAACCTCCTTGTCAATTAGATACCTTCTCACATATGTGGGCATAGATAAAAAGTCAGAATAAGAACTCCTGAATCTTTTTACCATAAAATGAAATTCGTCCAATAAATTTTTAGAATAATCAGAAGAAAGGCCGAAAAAATTCAACCCCAAAGGCAATCTCAACGGACACCTTTTCTCCTGACGGGGCTACAACTTGTTTTGTTAAATCCAATCTTGGTTCGTTTTCGGCGATTACCTTTTTAATATGTTTTGAGTCCATTATTGGCATCGTCTCAATAAATTTTGTAATATCACCTCTATCTGAATTACCATCAATGCTTACAATCATTTTATTTAATCTAATTGTTTGTGTTGGTGGTATTCTACCCGCAGGATATTGATTAATCATTTCCTCAACCTCCATTAAATCACGAATGGTTAAGAATTTGAGTTTTACAAGATTACCACTTCTTGGTAGTGTGGTTGATATATTACCATTTTCATCTGGCGTTACATCAGTCTTTTTAATATTTATTTCATCCAACATTATTGTTGCAGGAAATGGTTTTCCATCTATCGGATCTTTAACGGATACGGTATATTCAGGACCAAAAGAGGTATTTCTTAAAAACAACATAAGAGCTTCAACATCACCGTCCAACATATCTTCAGGTCTTAAATCGGGTTCATACACTTTATTTCTTAATAAAGGTAAAACGATTGATTCCCTTATTGATTTGTTGGGATTAATGTTTGCGATAATGTTTTCATCAGCGGCAGTTAAATAACCAACCTTAACACTTTTCTTTTTTGATTTATAATAAATTCCACCTGAAGGTAGTTTTACCACGTCGTGTGGTAAATTAAAATCCATTTGCCCATATTGTGTTGCATTGTCTTCCATATACTTTTTGTTTTAAAAATAGTTGTAATAAATTTATTGTAAAGTTAATTCTTTCTTTAGTTCTGATATAACCCACTCCGGTCGTTCTTTAATGTCTTTTTCCCAATAACGAAGTAATTTTATGTTGTGATTACGACACCAAGTATTTTTTCTTTTATCATTAGATATGTTTTTTTTCTGAATTTCATATTCAGGTACCGAATATACCGTACTTGGGTTACAATGATAAAAATCCCCATCAACCTCAATGATAATCTTTTTTGATGGGAAATAAAAATCAAAAAAAGTTTTAATGTTTGAAACTAAATGATTGTGAATAAAATCAATATCTTCAACTAAACCAATTGATTTTAATATTTCTATAAAAACCGTTTCAAGTTTAGACGTTTTTACCTTTGAATTTTCTCTCATCCACTTCAACCTTCTTTTGGATAACTCTTCTTTTAATTTAGGGTTATTCTTATACCTGTTTTTTTGGGTTTCCGATAAACGTTTTTTTGATTCCTCTGTTTTAGGGATACCTTTTAATTTTTTTGATATTTTTTTTCCTCTTTCTTTATTGTTACGAAGTTTTTCCTTTATCCCCTCTATTTTTTTTATTGTCTCCGGTGTTTTATTTTCCCACCAACCTTTATATTTACCTTCTTTCCAATTTTTCTTTTGTGTTTCAATTGCCTTTTGATGAGTTTCAGGATTTTTGTGAAAGTTATTTTTACCTTTAACTCTATTATGGTGACTCCTTATAAATCTTGAAAATCCTTTTGAAATTGAAATGAATTGTGGTTTACCTCCACATCCACACTCACATTTAGGTTGTTTACCTTTTAAAATATATGTCGTATATACCTCATCGGCAGAAATATTATGTTTTTGAACGGAGTGTGATCGTAGTCCGTTTATTGAATCAAACTTGATTTGACATATATTACAAATAAAAATTCCCATACATATAAATATATGGGAATTAAACAATATTGTAAATGGATAGATATATTCTAGTAAACGAGGATGCAACGATCCATACGAAGTGTTGCTGAAATGTCAGCAATTGCATCTTGTGAATAAGAAAGTGAGCCAAAGTTTACATCAGTCATAAATGTACCCTCCAAAATCCACTTCTCAACAACAACACCTGTTGGGTCTAACATTTCAATATCCACATTTTTCTTGTAACCAGCAGCATAACCCATACGTCCTGTAACAGATTCAGCACATAAACGAACCCACTCCATTAATGCTTGAGATGCAGATGGTCCGATAGGGTCACGGAATTTAACCGTAATTGGATCCCAATTGAATCGTCCTGCAACAAACGTTGAAGTATTTAAAAATTGTATTTCAGTTGAGCCGATTTTAATTGATGGTCGGGATGCGCTTTCCACGAACCATTCGTTAATCCCCAAAGAAGATGGGAATCTCAATATAAATCGGTTCTGTCTTTTCGGTTCATACGGAACTGGCATTTTCATTAACAAATCAGCCATAATTTTTTAGTTTTAAATTTTGTGTTTATTTTTATTATAAATATATCGTTGTAAAATTTTTTCTCTTTACTTTGATTTAATTTTCGTTACAATCCTATTAACTAGGTGCTCCATCATATATTTTTCATCTCCTTTTGTATGATAAGTTCTTAATATATTATCATCCTTTTTTTCAAAATGTTTTTTCATTGATTCTATATTTCTTATATCGTCATCTGAAAAACCAACCATCGGGGTTGTAGGTACAAAATTGTTACTTACATCATTTACAAATTGATATTCTTTTTTCTGTAATCTAAGAGATAATCTTTTTACATAACTTACAAACTCTTCCATTGCTTTGATTTTACCTTCCTCTGGATTTGTAGCGGAACCTTCACCATATGAAACAGGATAAAACTTACATCTATCTAAATAATCTTTAATTAACCAGTTTTCATCTTCCACAGGTTTTAACCCCATTCTTTTTCGGTATTCTTTAAGTGAGTCAACAAGTTGTCTTTTATCTAATCCACCTCTACCCATCATAATTAACTTGTACACCCCTTTTTTAAGGGTGTTAGGGTGATGTCCCCTTGCTGTGATGATTGAAAATATTGAACCATTATTGATTGCTTCCACAAAATCTGTCCAAGGACCTCTAACTAACGGAGCATTTTCAATATCCCTCATAAACTTTTGATCACCTTCCGTTCTAAAAAACCTAAAAGGATCTTCAGCAAAACCAACAACCGTTTCACCATTATACTCAAAAGGTTTTTTTCCAATATCTGTTCTGTATTCTGCAAAATCTTCAGTGGACATTCCTACTTCATTTCCGTCTTCGTCTTTTAATATTATTTCAGTTGGCATTTTCATTAAGTTATCATCCCAATCAAATGCATAATATTTGAGACCGTACTTTTTGTCCTCAATTTCATTAACCATTTCGGTCATTATTTTTCTTACAAGTATTCTATGATTCATATTAATAAATATTAGGATAAATAAAAAAGGGAGAACTTGTCTCCCTTTCTTTTAATTAAATAGTCATTAGATATTTTCAAACGACGCTCCTGTTGGAGTAATGTAGAATGTAATATCAATGAATTCAAGTGAACGAGTAGGTTTGATATAAATCTTACCTGTCATTTGATTTCTGTCTAAGTCAGCAGTATCTGAAGAAACTGTTACTCGGAAATCGTAAAGACCTCTATCCCTTCTGATTGAATCCAAAATTGGGTTCACGGCATTTAGGAAGTCTTGTCTTACTTGTTCATCGTTCTGATCGAATAGTAATCTCACAGAAACCGCTGAAATCAATTTACGAGCTTGTAATAACAATCTTCTTACGTTGATTCTGTCAAGTGCAGATTCTCTAACTTGTAGAGTTTTGTTACCCCAAATTACTGTACCAACATCAGAGAAAGTTGCAATTGGGTTAACTCTACCAACATATAAAGTATCTCTATCCTCTTGTGTTAACTTTTTACGTGCCTTGATTGAATTAACAATACCACGAGTATAACCTGCCGCGGCGAACCAAGGGAAAGCGATATTATCTGTCAACGCCAAGTTTCTTGTTACCTCAGCAGTTGCCGGAATGTAAATTTGTGTGTTGTTAACAGTATCACGAGTCAATACCCAAGGGTAGTAAGTTGCCGTATAGTTAGAATCAATTCCTGATTCTTCCAAATTATCAACCGCCTCTTGAGGGTATATTAAGTTATCACCATTTGTTGTCGTAGGAACAAACAAGTTG